CGGTGGTATTATTTCCTCCTACCTGAGCAACAAAATTCTCTCCATTTAACATATCTTCTGACATTTTCTTAATTTCCTCAATGTCTTCCTTATTTAATTTATTATTATCTACAAAACCTTTCTTCAAGTTATTAAAACCATTAATTATGCTTAAAAGCCATGCTATCAACTTCAACTTGTCTTCTGCTGTATTTATTGTAAATGAATGGGGTATATTTGGATACTTATTCTTAAAATCGCAAGGAAAATCAGTTTCAAATTTATTAGTGTTAATATTAAAATAAGTAAACTGAATCGTACCAGTGACAAAGTCACCACGCCTAGTAGCTCTACTAAAATCAAACACATAACCTCTACGCCACAAAGCTTTAATATCAGAAATGCAATCTTGTTTAGTTAAACCTTGTAAATGTTGGAACATATTTGTTGTAACCATAATAGTTGGACTATTAAAAAATTTGGTGTCTTTTAAACTTGCATCTGCACACTCTAAAGGCATCTTAACTGACGAAACCATATTAATAATAGTTCGCCACTGACTAATTCCCTGCTGACCCACGTCATCCATAAAAAATATTTGCTCGTTATTATAAGAATCATACCAATCTTTACCATCAGTGGTGGCCTTAACTAAATGCGAATAACACGTCTGACCAGATGCACTAATTACGGCACTCATTATACATGACTTCATACAACCGGGGGGACCTTCAAATACAAAACAATTTGGTTCTTGTCTGTCAGGTTGCCCATATGACACCACCACACGCATTAGATTTCTCCATCTATTAATTGTGCTTGCTAACGCTGCTGATCGTCTGCCCCAATCTGTTATTTCAGGGTTGTCAATTAATTTTTTATTTAAAAATTCAATTTGTAATCTATAACCTTCGTTATTTAACTTGGCCGGATTCTTCTCTACATCCTTCAAAAAATTATCCATTTGCATAATCCATACATGAGCAGTATTATTTTTGAAAAAACTAAACATCCAAATGACTAAATCCTTACAAGGCATATCTTCCGGCATTTTGCTCATTAAAAATTCACACAAATTGAAAATAGCAGCTATTAATTTATTCAACAAACTCATATCATCTCCCACTTTCATCTGGGTTAACAATTGAGCACTACGCAAAATTTTAACTAACTTATCAGGCAAAAACGAAGCTATGCCTGCAATTAAAAATACATCTAAAGATTGGGCAACGAAAAACGTTTCATGCATTTGATAAACTGACAAAATTATCTGACAAAAATTATTAAAATTAAAACCGTCAGTTACCAATGCATAAATTTCCATAAACAACTTAATCAATGAAATCAACAATGATTTTCCCTTTTTATCCATCTGGTCTTGTAAACCACCCAAAATTTTCATAACTTTTAATAAAATTTTCGCTCCTGAATATGTATCGCCTACATCACTAAACAAACTCTGACCCTCAAATAATAATCCCTGTGCAACAAAATCTCTAGATAAAAATCCTTTAATTTTATTGTACGCTTTTGTTCTTGAATTACAATCTATAACCCTAACTTTCTTACCATTTCTGTCAAAAACGGGCCCAACTGTAACATTAAAAACCCGCTGAGAAACTTTACGGATCCTCTCGGACCTATAATAATATAAATAATAATTGTATGACACTAAGTCTTCTTTTATAAATTTGCTATATTCTATCATCTTCTTTTGTGGTCTATCGCTTTATTCTATCTTAACTAAATAAAGTATTAATGCATATAAATTTTTGATATACTTGTAGGGCAAGTAAAACCCCCGCTGTTTTAGCTCTCCGAAGTCGAGCCCAGTTAATTGTAAGCCCAACTAGCAAAAGGCGAAAAGTTTTTCATATTTAATCAAATTTAAAATAAAATACGTAATAATCAAAAATGCAACAATATCCTTGTGAACTTAATCTAACCAAAGATAAAGGTAATTTAAAGTATTGAAACTACAAAAATTATTCGTGGACACACATACACATGTATGCGCTCCCGTTAAGCTAGGCACATAATTAAAGTAACGCTTTGCACTATATCCTAATAAATATTTTACAAAAAATTTGATCAAACGGTTGTTTTTAGAAAAAGTATTTAATAATTCGTAAACATTTCCTGTCCAACTTGCTAAAGGAGACCAATCCCTTAACTAAGTTGCAAGACTATGCCACTTCATATTAAAAACTTGGACCAGCCTTAAAAACACAAAAGGAAAGATGGTCTCTAACAAATAATATAATTTTTGGTTAGCTTATAGCCTGGCTTCGCGCCATTATAATCGTTTTCCTTCGATATAAGAATTTAAAAATTGAAATTGTAATAAATGGCAAACAAAAATTAAGGGGCAATAATGCCCCTTGTAAAACGCCATCTACACTTTTATCGTATAGGTTCATAATGAAACTACTAAAGTCCTAAACTAGGAGGGTTGCACGTAGTATACGTGTATTATATAAATAAAAACAAAATAATAAATTTTTTGCCCATCCGGACCGGTGAAGAGTGAATCCATTATCATAACTTTGAAACAGCGTAACTGTTTAAAGTGATGACTCATGGGAAAATAACCTCTTAC